AACTCGATAAAGTTAAAGGATTCGATGCTGATAGAGATGACCTACGGTACGGCGCAATATACCAATGGGCGCGGGAGCTTGCGAAATCGTATGGCCCGTTCATCGGGGTATCGCAGGCTGACGGCACTGCAGAAGGGCAGCGCTGGCTCACAATGCAGCACGTTGCTAATGCTAAAACGTCGAAGCAGGCCGAAGCAGATTTCATATGCGGCATCGGCAAGACGCACGACCCAAATGCAGAAAACATACGCTTTCTCAACATTAGTAAGAACAAACTCACCGGCGACACGGACAGCCTTGCTGAACTTAGGCACGGCAGGTTCGAGGTGCTGATTCAACCACAGATTGCACGCTACAAAGATATTATTTCTTATGTATAAGTATACTATTGCTGATCATTGGAAGCACTATTACAAAACTAAATACTATGTAGGTTGTAGGTGGTATAAGAATTTACCTCTTGACATTTTCATTTCTGCTGGCTGGCCAGATACTTATGTGACAAAGTACCGGATAATTCAGTTTCTACCAGAAATCTGTTTCTTCTCAACTACACCTTTAAAAGAAGTTCCTATTGCTGGTTATTTAATTCCTGTTAATTTCTTTAAAGAAGAATTTGTAAATGAACAATAGAGATACTCTTTATGTAGTGTTACGACACTATGGCATTCTTAACCAAGTGCATGTACTAGATACGTGTCGTACATTGCAACGAGCAGAGGAACTAGCTGACGCTTATACACAGGACTTTGCTGATCGTGGTGTTGTTGGGTTTAAGTTTAGTGTTCAGGTAACACATTATGTCGATGAATAGCATCTTCACTCGCGTTCCAGATGCTCCGCTGGCGTATGATATTTGTCGCTGTAATGGAGTAGGATGTATGATAAAGGAAAAGTGCCTTCGTTATACCAACAGAGATACGGGACCACGAACTCCGTTATGTGTAAACCTATGTGGAGATACAGCATACAAATCAGCTTTTATATCAAATATGGTTGAACATAAGTGACCATCTTAGTCTTAGATTTTGAAACCTCTATTTTCAACAATGGAAATCCATTCGACTCACGCAACTTCGCTGTAACCTATTCTCATTTTGATGGTGTTGACATTCATCATGCTAGATATGATGAACCCGATTTTAAATCTCATCTAAGGGGTGTTGTAGATGATTGTACTCTGTTTATTGGTTGTAACGTTAAGTTTGATCTGCATTGGCTTAGGAATTGTCAGTGCTACCTCCCCCCACGCTGTCGTGTTTGGGATGTGCAGCTTTGCGAGTTTGTCCTATCTGGTCAGACAAATTCTTTCGCTTCCCTCAATAGCCTAGCAGAGCTTTATGGCCTCCCTACGAAACTGGATGAGGTTGCTTCCTTTTGGGAGAAAGGAATTAGCACAGAAGACATTCCTGCTGATGTAGTAGAGGAATATAACAACTACGACGTTGAGCTGACATACCAAGTATATCTAAAGCAACTAGAAGACCCACGTATGACGCCAGCTTTGAAGAAGCTGGTCCTTCTGCAAGGCGCCGATCTACTTGTCCTACAGGAAATGGAATACAACGGTATTAAGTTTGATAAGGAGAAGAGTTTACAAGAGGCTAATAAACTAAAAGAGGAACTAGATGGGCTTAAAGCAGAGCTTGCGAAACTTCTTGGCAACATTAATTTTAACAGCGGCGACCAGCTTTCCGTTGCATTATTCGGTGGTGCCTATGAGGTCGAGAATAGACATGACGAGGAACGTGTGTATAAAAGCGGAGCAAGAAAAGGCGAGACGTATGTTCGCTCGGTGCTTGACTCACTGGAAGTCGTTACTTGCCTCGGGTATTTCCGTCCAAATCCTAAGGATGAACTAGCAAAAACCAAAGGGAAACCAGAACATGAACTTGTTCACAATACACGCTATTACTCTACTGCCTCTGATGTTTTGGGACAGCTTCCTGCCCGCACCAATGTTCAAAGAAATGTTCTCGAAAAGCTTTCGAGAATTGCGTACATTGAAAAACTCGTGGGAACATATCTAGAAGCCTTTCCTAGCCTCTTAGAAGAGAAACAATGGGGTTACTACCTACATGGTCAATACAACCAATGCATAGCCCGTACAGGGCGTTTAAGCAGCTCGTCGCCTAACATGCAGAATGCACCTGCTGAGCTTGATAAATATTTAGTGAGTAGATATGATTCTTGAAAAAGGTAATATGTGGGATGTGTTTCATGAAACAGACGTTTTCATGATTACAACTAATCCAATTAGGCGCACCGACGGTGCTGTTGTTATGGGTAGAGGAATTGCTTTAGAAGCAAAAACAAGATTTCCAAATCTACCTTATGATTTTGGTAGAGAGCTTGAACTTCTACATCCAGAAATAGATCAGGAGTTCGTTGGCAAAATTGGAAACTATGAAGGAACAGATATATATTTCTTCATGGTAAAACAACATTGGAGAGATATGGCACAGTTAGATATTATTGCCTCTTCCTGCTTTTACTTAAAGAATGGTTTTGTTTGGGGAGATAAAAGAATTGACTTAAATTTTCCTGGTATTGGAAATGGGAGGCTGAATAGAGACAGCGTTTTGTACCTATTAGAAGACCTACCAGACAACGTACATATTTGGGAATATGCCAATAGTTAATGTAGACGTTAAGAACCTAGAAGGCTGTGTCTTTGCCGACTTGTCCAAAGACAAGACAATGATTAAGGAGATTTCAGAAAAACAAGACCTACACAGTAATAACCAACGAGACTTCAACCTTCCTGATCGTGTAACAGCGAAGCGCTTCATCTTCAAATTATTATATGGTGCAAGTGCATATGGGTTTGCTAATGATCCAGACTTCATTCACTTAGGCTTTAACGAGAAGAAATGGCAAGCAGTTATCGACTCGTTCTATGCTAAGTATTATGGTGGTGCAGCATGGCACAAGCACATCATTAACGAAGCACAGACGACAGGACGACTAACCATTCCATCTGGACGCTATTTCCCTTTTACACCTATTAAAAAGCCAGATGGAAATTATGCTACAAACAGGGATGGTTCATTCAAGTGGCCCATCACACAGATCAAGAATTACCCCGTTAAGTGTAGCGGCCTTGTAGAGTAATCTACATTGAAAAGCTGGTGAACTCAGGGGAAGACTCACGTAGTTTATCCTGAGCCAAGATTTAGCTTGACAAACGTTTGCTTTTGTGGTATAATAGTAGTGTGACGTAACAAAAGGAGTTCACATGAAATTTGTACCTGTATCTGAACAAGAACATAAAGAGATTATTGAATTGTTTCACTCAGACTTAGGAGTGAGAACAATCATGGATAAGTACAATAGAGACTACTACACTATTAAAAAGATTTGGCTAACAGAATATCATGAAGGCCAGTTCAAGAGTAGAACATCTAGGTTGTGCCGCCTACATAAGGTAGGTGAGAAGAATCCAATGAAAGGTAAGATAAAGATGTTGCACCACAATGCTGTTGAAAAGTCAGTCGATGCTAATGGGTATATTCTGGTATTTGCTCCAGATTGGTATTCAGGTAGGACTGATGGAAATAAGGTACTAGAGCACATCATTGTTTATTGTGAGCACAATGGTTACGCCTTCCTTCCAAAAGGAATGGTGGTACACCATTTAGATAGCAATAAACAAAATAATCATCCTGATAATCTTGTTCTTGTGTCGATACAAGACCACAGACGCATACATGCTTGGCTAAATAAGGTGCAACGACTAGAGCGAAAGCTCGTAGGGAACAGCGTTCCCGAAGCGCCAGCCGTCCACAATGTGGATGATGATATAGTCTGAGCTGTATGGCGACATACAGAGAGCATACGGAAGCGGTATGCTCGTAACACAACTGACAAGGTTTTGGGGCTGATCTCGTTATGCTTGCACGACTTGAAGCAAAGAAACTATTAGATGAAGCTAACTTGGAAGCAAAACTCATCGGGTCCATTCACGATTCCATCATTTCTGATTGTCCAGCAGAAGTTGTCGAACAAGTGGGCGCAATTCTCCTTAAATCCGTCGAAAGCGTACCACGACTCGTCAAGCAAATATGGAACTACACTTTCAGCCTACCACTCACCGCAGAGGTTCAATGTGGCCCTAACAAATTCGACATGTGCGACTTAAAGCTGTAAACGCTTGACATTCGTGTCAAAATCTGGTATACTATAGGTATACACTCTAAACTTTATTGAAAGATCAAATTGACTATTATTCAAATCGTAAACGTAGAAATTACCAGCCGTGCTGGTGCCTCAGGCAAGAAGGGCTATGAACAAGCAGAGGTTGTTTATAAGCAGGAATATAACGGTAAGCAGGACGTAAAGACTAAGAAAATTATGTCTTTCGCCAACCCTTCTGTGTTCGCTGCTATTAAGTCTGCTAAGACAGGGGAGACATATGAAGTTACCCAAGTTAAGGAGGGGGAATTCTGGCAATGGACAAACATTGTCCGAAGCGAAGGGAGTACAGGAGGTTCCACCGGGTCTGGAACAGTACCAAGCAACTCGTCTAACGCAAAGCCAACAGCTACAGCTAATACGTATGGCCGCGATTTCGAGACGAAGGAAGAACGTACAGCTCGCCAACAACTCATTGTTCGTCAAAGTAGTCTTGGTCATGCTGTGTCTATCCTTACTATTGGTGCTAAGACACCTCCCAATGTAAACGACGTTAAGAAGCTGGCAGACGAGCTTGTAGCCTATGTCTACAATGCTCCTGACTTGTTTGACCAGCCTAACGATCTTCCTGCTGACGACATTCCTTATTAATTATGTCTACTCAATATTCAAATGGTGATGTACTCCTTTCTGCTAAGGAGTATGAAACGTTAATGAATGATTCTATGCTTCTCAATTGCCTGCGTAATGCAGGCGTAGATAATTGGGATGGGTGGGACATTGCAATTGAAGAATATCAAGAATATCTTGGAGAGTAATGTTAAGTCTCATAGATGCGGACAGCCTGTGTTATGCCGCAGCTCACCTAGCAGAACATCACAAAGAACTCCTTGATCCTGCGGGTGGCTCCACAGAAACTTATGAAGTGGACTTAGGTCCACAAGCAGCAGAAGCCAAACTCGATAGTATGATTGAGAGTTTGTTAATTGACCTGAATACAGAAGAATATATTCTGTTCTGTACAGGACCAACAAACTTTCGTTATGCTGTATTTCCAGAATACAAAATCTCTCGTAGCAAGGCTGAGAAGCCTAAGTATTTACAGGTGTGTAAAGACCGTCTACGAGGTCACTGGAAGGCGACAGAGAGCGTCAATTGTGAAGCTGATGATCTGATAGGTATTGAAGCTATGCGTGATCCAAACAGGGAAGTGTGTATTGTCAGCATAGATAAAGACCTCAACACTATTCCAGGGCTACATATTAATCCAAAGACTAAGGCACGCTATTACGTCTCACCAAGAGACGCTCTGCGCTTCTTCTACTACCAAATGCTAGTTGGTGATTCTGCTGATGGCATTAAGGGAGCTAAGGGCATTGGCCCTAAGAAAGCAGAACGTATCCTTGAGACAGCCTTTGAAGATTGGTGTGCAGAAGCTGGAACGGAGGCAGAATTGCCGACGTTCTATTTTGAGGCAGTACAGGGATACTTTAGTTGTCATGAAGAACTAATGCTTAACGCGAGGTGCTTATATATCTGGCAAAAAGAAAACGACGAGTGGCATCCCCCGTGTGAAGTCGTCAGTGGATTGGACACCGGCTCGTAAGAAAAGTTTTATTGTCTCTGTTCTAAGAGGAGGCTCACGTAGGTGGCCTCCTAAATATGAAACATTAAACGAGTCTAAGACTGAAAAGAAGGTTAACACTTTAACAGGTCGTATAGCACAGCATTTCCGCTGTGCCTCTTGTGGTGGGGAGTTTCCTGCTAAGCAAGTAAACGTGGATCACATCCTGCCTGTTGTAGATCCTGTTGTGGGGTTTGTAGATTGGAACACTTTCGTAGAGAATTTATATTGCGAGAAAGAAAATCTACAAGTGCTATGTTCCACCTGTCACACTGAAAAAACAAAGATGGAGAAGAATGAAACTACGAATCAAAAGCTTCGACGAAGAGGGTAACATCGTGGTGGATGGCTACATTAATAAACGAGAAATGAGTTTTCTAGTTAACTACGCCGTTAACGATCTATTGTCTGCTGGTGTACAATTCAACCTAGACGAACCATATGACTCAGGACTTGATGACGAAGATGCTG